TGCGGACACGATCGACCTCAACGAGATCGACGAGCAGGGGGTGGGGTTCCAGGCCAAGTCCGGTGTGACTGGCCTGGGCCTGCCCCCGGTCTCGGTCCAGTGGCTGGAAGGCGCCGGAGACGGCGCCGTCTTCCGCAGGACCCGCGTACAGACCAGAGACATCGACGTCCCCATCGAGATCCTGGCGCTCGACCGAGCAGACCTTCAGGACAAGCTCTCCCGGCTGGCACTCGTGCTGGCCGGGGGGTGCTCCCTGATCCTCGACGAGGGCAACGGGGTCAAGTGGTCGACCGAGGTTCACCGCGTCGGAGGTGGCGAGTACACCTACGGCGAGGACACAGTCGGCGCGAACGAGTTCCAGACGGTCCTCACCCTGCGGGCCGGCGACCCGTACTTCACCAGCTCTCAGCAGCAGGTGCGTACGATCTCCGGCGCCACAGGGGCGAGCCCGTTCCTCGCCAACCTCGTCACGATGAAGGTTGCCCCTTCGCAGGCGATCGGTTCCATCGACCTCTTCAACTCGGGTGACGCTTCGGCGTACCCGGTCTGGGAGGTCCGTGGTCCGGGTGACCACTTCACTGCGACGTCACCCAACGGCGAGACGCTGAAGTGGAACGGCACTCTCAGTGCCTCACAGAAGCTCATCGTCGACACCCGCAAGGGGACGGTGGTGGACGAGACCGGCGCCAACCGGTACGACCTGTTGGACACTGCCCCACGCTTCTGGACCGTCCAGCCGGGCGAGTCCACCGCGACCGCCTCTCTGTTGAACACCACCAGCGCCTCGCAGATCACCTGCTCCTGGTACCCCCGGAAGTGGATGGTGATCTGAGTGCGCCTGGAAGACATCACCGTTGAGGTGCGCGACAAGAACCTGGTCCGCAGGGGCGTCATCCGCCCCGAGGAACTGGACCTCGAACTCACGGACAACTTCAACAACCTCGGCTCATGGGCGCTGACCCTGGCGTCGGAGCATCCGCTGTGTGACACGCTGCGGACGCCCGGCTCCGGGGTCATCATCACCGGGCCAGACGACGTCCTGCTGTCCGGGCCGATGGTGAAGTCGGAGTTCTCTTCGACCCCCACCGACCCGGACGGGACGGTCTCCTTCGAGGGCGTGTCTGACACTGTCTGTCTTGCAGATGCGCTGGCCTTTCCACAGCCGTCCAACCCGGACGGCGCCAGTCAGACAGAGGCGCATGACGTCCGCACCGGCAAGGTCGAGACCGTCATGCACGCGTATGTCAACGCCAACATCGGTCCGACAGCTCCGGCCGCTCGTCGCAAGACGGGGCTCATCATGGGCACGGACGGAGCCCGCGGACCGATCATCAACCAGTCCGCCCGCTTCCCGATCCTGGGCAACCTGCTCACCGAGATCGCCCTGCTGGGCCAGCTCGGTTTCCGTGTCGTGCAGCGTGGGGCGAACCTGGTCTTCGAGACCTACGCCATCACCGACCGCACGGCGTTCGTCCGACTCGACGTCCGCAACGGAACCCTCTCCGGGCAGAAGGTCGGCATCTCCCCGCCCGGCGTCACACGCGCCATCGTGGCGGGGCAAGGCGACCTCACCGAGCGCCAGTTCCTCCAGGTCGACAACGCCGAGTCCATCGCCGCGGAGGCCGACTGGGGCCGGCGCATCGAGCAGTTCATCGACCAGCGCAACACCGACGACTGGACCGAGCTCCAGCAGGCCGGCGACGAGGCGCTGACCGACGCGGGCTTCACCGCGATCAACGTCCAGGTCGTACCGATGGAGGACAGCCAGGCCCGCTTCGGCAAGGAGTGGGGGCTGGGCGACAGCCTCGTCGTCATCGTCGATGACCAGGAGCTGAAGTCCACCGTCACCGGCTACGTCCTGAAGGCCAACCGCGACGGCTTCCAGCTCGGCGCCCTGCTCGGTGATGCCACCGGCTTCGACGCATCCGCTGCGCTGAACAAGCGCGTGACCAACACCGAGACCCGCCTGTCCAACCTGGAGGCCAACTCCACGGGAGGCGGCTCCTCTCCGTCCGATCAGATCATGCAAATCATGGGGGTGTGGTAAGCGATGGCGAACACGCCGAAGCGCCTGTCCAGAGGGAACACTTCGACGACGCTGACGACCGTCTACACGGTGCCGTCGAGCACGACGACGATCGTGACGAACATCGTGGTGGCCAACTCGGGCACCAGCGCGGCGACGATCCTGATCCAGCTCAACGGGCTGGCGATCATCCCGAACACCTCACTCCCCGGTAACGGCATCTTCACCCTCGACATCTCTCAGGTGATGGACGCGGGCGACACGGTCAAGGTCCAAGGCAACACGACGACCTGCCAGTACTTCATCAGCGGAGTGGAGGTGACGGCCTGATGGGCTTCTCCGTAATCCCGGAGCCCGCCATCTCCGGCTTCACGGGCCCGCAGGGTCCGGCTGGCACGATCCCGTCCGACCCGGTCTTCACTGGCTCGATGGCGGTGAACGACACCTCCGGCGACCCGAACATCGACATCAAGAAGAACGGGTCGATGCGGTGGAAGATCCGCTCGGCAGGTACGGAGTCCGGCTCGAACAACGGCTCCGACCTGTGGGTGGAAGCCTTCGCCGACGACGGCACCACGAAGATCAACGATCCGATCTGGATCTCGCGGACCACGGGCCAGGTCGCCATCGGCATCGCCGACAGCTCGCAGGGTGGCGTGAAGCTCAGCGTCAACGGAGCCATCGGTACGCGAGACATCACGGCCGACCCGCCCACCACCAGCATGGGCGCCCAGCTCTACTCGAAGGCCGGCAAGCTGTGGGTACAGACCGCGTCCGGAGCCGAGAAGTTCCAGGTCGTCGAGTCGCTGCCGAGCAAGGCCAACGCGACGCTCAGCGCGACGTACATGAGCATCGACAAGTCCGCCGGTAACTACCGCGTCTTCCGCTGGCTGACCGATGGCGCCAGCCGTTGGGAGGCCCAGGTCGATGACGTCGCCGAGGCCGGCTCGGCTGTCGGTTCTGACTTCCGCCTGTCCGCGCGCAACGACGACGGCTCGTTCAACAAGACCGTCATCCACGCCAGGCGGTCGGACGGCACGATCACCTTCGGCACAACGACGCACCACGGCTCCGCCCAGGTCACCTCGGCCGGAGCGGTTGGCCTGCGAGACATCGCCGCCGACCCGGCTACCGCTACGGGCGGCGCCTTCCTCTACTCGAAGAGTGGCGTCGCCTACGTCAAGCAGGGAGACGGCACCGTCTTCCAGCTCGGCGCCGGTGGTGGCGGTGGTGCTGTCTCCTCCGTCAACGGCAAGACTGGCGTGGTCGCCCTGGCCGCGTCGGATGTGAACGCCCTACCGACCGACGCGAACGGCACGACGACCGGCGTCGTCACAGCGAAGGGCTTCGTCGTCAACTCGGCGGACATCAACCAGAACCCGATCGTCACCGACTCCCCTTCGGGGCAGGCTGCCCGGCTTCAGGTGATGCGGGTCAACGGCGTCGACAAGTTCTCGCTCACTGCAACAGGCGCCCTGACGCTCGGCGGTGCGCTGACGTCAGTCGGCACGAGCCAGGTGGACAACCTCCGCATCGGAGCCTCCGCCTCCTTCGGTGGTGCGTCCGGCTCAGTCCTGGCGATGGCCAACGCCACCACGGTCCCGACGACCACTCCGTCCGGCGCTGTGCTGTATGTCGAGGGTGGCGTGCTGAAGGTGAAGCAGGCCGACGGCGCAACCGTCGTCGTCCAGAACCCTCCGGCCGCTCCCGTCACCTCGGTGAACACCAAGACGGGCGCCGTCTCCCTGACGGCTGCCGATGTCAGCGCCATCCCGACGAGCCAGAAGGCTGCCGCCTCGGGCGTCGCCTCGCTGGACTCGACGACTCGCCTGCCGATCGCGCAGATACCTGCGGCGGTAGCGAAGAACGAGTGGACCCCGCAGGCGGTCGGATTCCAGGCGTGGTCCGTCGATCCGGGCACGCTGGCCACCCCAACAACTGGCCGCTCGATCACGATCGGGCGCACCTACCTCGCAGGGTTCAACATCACCGAGCCGACCACGGTCAGCGAGCTCTTCGTGTTCGCCGCGGGTTGGGCCGGCTCGACGGCCGTTCCGGCAGCTCGCTTCTGGGCGGGCATCTACAACGAGAGCGGCAGCCGGGTTGCCACCTCGGGGACCGCGGGCCTGTCGAACGTCGGGCCGGCCGGTCAGGAGTCGGGCGCACCTACCGTGCAGGCGAGCTCGCACGCTGGCGCCGTGCCCTTCCCGCTCACCGGGTCGGTCACCTTGCAGCCCGGCCGGTACTGGGGCGCCTTCCAGATGAGTGCCGGCGTGAGCACCGACTTCTACTACTTCTACGCGCAGAACGAGGCGGCGACCAACACGTCGGTCTTCCACAACCTGTCGACCGCGTTCATCCGGAACGCCTACCTCAACAGCATCACGATGGGGACGACCGGGATGCCGACCACGATCACGAAGGCCAACTTCCAGCTCAACCACGACCAGATGGTCATGGCCATCGCGTAAGGAGTGTGCAAGTGGGAGCGTCCCTCTACCCGCCCCCGGTCGCGGACCCGGTCGTCACGACCGTCGTGACGTCAGGACTGACGCCGGGGGCGGGCGTTACCGTCAACAACTTCCAGGGCCGGAAGATCAACGGAGTCTGTTCCTTCGGCTTCGACCTGGCCGTCACGACCAAGTTCAACGCGGGGGCAACCGCCCCGTACAACCTCGCCGACACCGTCATCGCGACCCTGCCTGACGGATACCGCCCGGCCCGCACCGTGACCGCCCTCTACTCGACGGGCTACGCGGACGGCGAGTGCGACGTCACGACGAACGGCGAGGTCACCATCCGGACCACGAACACATACAGCATCGAAGTAGGCGAGACGATCCGCTGCTCCGGCGCTTTCGTCCTGTAACCCAAGGAGGCCCAGCAAGTGGCGATCACGTCTTACCCCTTCGACAGCACGGCTGTCACCGAGTCCGACTACTCCCGTCTCTTCCGGGAGTTCCAGTCCACTGGCGTGGCCGATGGCGTCGGAGGCAGCGCGTTCTACGCGTACGCGGACGGCACTGGCATGACCGTCAAGGTCAGCTCCGGCTTCGCGATCGTGCGCGGCCACGCCATCTACTCGACGGCGACCGAGGTGCTGACCGTCGCGGCATCCAACACCACCGCCCGAGTTGACCGCGTGGTCCTGAAGCTGGACCCGGCAACCAACTCCATCACCCTGGCAGTCAAGACCGGCACGGCCGGCTCGTCGACTCCGCCCGCCCTGACCCAGACGGACACGGGCATCTACGAGTTCGGCCTGGCCACGGTCGCAGTCGGTGCCAGCGTCACCTCGATCTCTGCCGCCTCCGTGCAGGGCGAGCGCCAGTTCCTCGGGAACACGGTCGGCGGCTGGACCACCAGCACCCGGCCCTCCTCTCCGCGCATCGGCCGGCTCGGCTTCAACCAGTCGACCAACACCTGGGAGTTCTGGAACGGCACGGCCTGGACCTCACTGGTCGCCGCGGTCGACTGGAACACGTTGACCAACAAGCCGGCCTCGTTCACCCCGTCCACGCACAGCCACGCGTACGCCGACATCACTGGCAAGCCGACCACCTTCGCCCCGTCCACGCACTCGCACGACTGGGACGACGTCACCGGCAAGCCCACGACCTTCGCGCCGTCGACTCACTCGCACTCCTGGTCCTCGATCACCTCGAAGCCGTCGACCTTCGCCCCGAGCTCGCACTCCCACTCCAGCTACCTGGAGTCTGGCGACACGATCTCCTGGGCGAACGGCTCGAAGAAGCCGTACTCCAACACCGCGACGGACGGCACCTGGTACGCGGTGTGGGTCGAGGGCTCGGGCACCTTCTGCCGGAACACCTCCGCCCGGAAGTTCAAGGAGAACATCCAGGACTTCGAGATCGACCCGGACACCGTCCTGAAGATGCGGCCGGTCATCTACGACCGCAAGGACCAGGTCGACGAGGAGACCGGCAAGCTCCGTCCCGGCCGCAAGGGCGAGGTCGGCCTGATCGCTGACGAGGCCCACGACCTCGGGCTGAACTGGATCGTCCAGTACATGGACGGCGAGGTCGACGCCCTGCGCTACGACCTGCTGGGCGTTGCCCTGCTCCCCGTCGTCCAGCGCCAGGCCAAGCAGATCGAAGACCTCGAAGCGCGCCTGGCCCGCCTGGAGGCCAAGCTGTCGTGACCGCGATGGCCATGGACCCCAGTGTGCAAGTTGCAGTCGTCACGACGGGCGGCACCGTGTGTGTCGCCCTCGTCGGCGTCCTCATCGAGATGATGCGGCGCCAGGCGAACGCGATGAGCGAAGTGCGCGAGAACGTGCAAGTGGCGCGTGACCACGTTGCCAACACGCACAGCACGAACCTGCGAGACGACCTCGACGCCGTGATGTTCCGGATCGACCGCGTCATCGACGGCCAGGAGCGGCACAGCGAAGAGCTGAGTGCCCTGCGTAGCGAGATCAACCACGAACGGCGCGAGCGACTGTCTGTCGCCGAACGCCTCGACGACCACATCGAAGACACCCGCCCCGTGGTGGCTGCCGTGCGGCAGCTCACGGGCTGATGGAAGGAGAACGAACAGCGTGACCGCGCACATCTACCCCGGAGGCAACTCCACCGTCCAGTGGTTCGGCAAGGCGTACTCCGGCGACACCATGCCGCACCCGAACGTCATCGTCATCCACACCACCGAGGGCGGCTCGTTCCCCTCTTACGGAGGGGGCGGCTCGGCGCCGACCTTCACCGTCAAGGGCAAGGAGGTGCACCAGCACTTCTACGCCAACCACTCCGCTCGGGCCCTGGTCAACGCAGCGGGGGGCGTCGACACCAACACCCTCAACGTCATCCAGATCGAGCTCGTCGGCACCTGCGCCAAGGGTGGCCCCGGCCTGTACTGGCCCGGCGCTGACGACGCGGACCTCGCGGGCCTGGTCGACCTGGTCGACTGGCTGACCGACACCTACGACGTACCGCTCGTCTCCACCTCGAAGCCGTGGCTGAGCTACCCGTCGAGCTACGGCTCGAAGAGCGGGCAGCGCATGTCCTTCGCCGAGTGGAACGCGTTCAAGGGGATCTGCGGTCACCAGCACGTCCCGGAGAACGACCACGGCGACCCCGGCAACTTCCCGATCAAGCGGCTCATCGAGCTGGTCAAGGCGAAGAAGGGCAAGCCTGCGGCTCCCGCGCCGGCCCCCGCCAAGCCTGCCCCGAAGCCGGTCTCGAAGATCGTCGCCCTGAACTCGGCGGTCAAGCCTGGTGCCCGGCACGCGCAGGTCAAGGATCTCCAGAAGTTCCTGGTCAAGGCGGGCTACGGCCCGATCCCCGGCGCGTACAGCACCTACTACGGCCCGGAGACCCAGAAGGCGGTCGCCCGGTTCCACAACAAGAACCCCCACCTGCGCACCGCGGGCAAGTCGTACGACCCGGTCATCGGGAAGTCCGGCTTCAAGGAGCTTCAGAAGGAGGCCGGTATCAAGTGAGCAAGCACGCGAAGCTGTCGAGTAAGGGCCTGGCGCGTATCGCCGGGGCCCTGCCCACCAACTACAAGTCCAAGGCCGGGCTGGTCGCAGCCGCTGTCGGCGTGGCCCTGTCCCTGGCCACCTACTTCGGCACCGACTACCCGCAGGTCGCGCTCGTCATACAGGCGCTGACCGCGTTCGGGTTCGTCGAGCAGTCCGACTCGGAATGAGAGAAGCCCCCGCTGGCCTTGTGGCTGGCGGGGGCTTTCTTCTTGTCTCAGTTCTGCTTGGCCTTCTCGATCTCTTCCAGGCTGACGATCTTCGGTCGCCGTCGAGGCGCTGTCGCCTTCTTGGCTGGCGCTTGCTTGGCCGGCGCCTGCTTGACGACCTTCGGTGCGGGGGCCGGCTCGGGCTCGGGCTCGGGCTCGCATACGGGCTCGGCCTCCTCGACGACCTCCGCCTCTTCCAGCCACTCCTCGAAGGGCTCGGCGTGCTCCTCGCACAGATCCTTTGTGATACTGCGACCATCGCTCGCTGTGATGGTGTAAGTCTTGGCGG